AATATAAGTGTACCGAACTCTCCTGCGATTTTGTCGATATTTCGATAGAGAGTTTGTATATTTCCAACGACAAAAGGTGAGTTTGTGTCAAACTTGCCTGAGCCAATCACACCCGCCGCAACCCCGAAAACTTTTTTTATTTCTTTTTCCCACTGTCCTCTTAATGCTAAAGTGTGAGTAACAATTAGGGTTTTCTGTCTTAACTTATTTGCGATAGCTAACGCAGTAAATGTCTTACCCCAGCTTACCCAAGCGTTAATTATACAACTGTCTTGGACTTCATCATATACTGATTGTTGAGAATCTCGTAAAGTAAACTTAAAGTCAAGTGGTTCTATGGGTGAGTCTACGCGTTTGTCTTTAACTTCGTAATCCTCTGGTATGAGGTCAGTACGACCTACTGGTATAGTAACGAGCCCACGACGTATTACCCCCATATTTTTAATTATAATAGGTGGGTCTATTGGTCGTCTTGGGGGTATACTATAGGTAAGTTCTTTGTCGAGATACTGCTGGTATTCGTCGCTGACTTCTAAGTATATTCTGTTAGAGAGAACTGCTTTCACTCTCTACATACTCCAACATATTTTCAAGAATATCGATTTGTTTCTCATAATTTATAAGTCTAAATTTTATATTGTTTGTAAAAAGAATTTTAAGAATCTGTCGGTCAATACGAATAGACTCTTGTAAGTCTTGAGCCCTGCCAGTAGTTTCATAACTAGATGGTCTTTCCATAAAGAAATTTATGTTCTTGTTGCGCTCATAGCTCTCGAGAACAAGCTGATCAAGTGCGTCTGTGTACGGGGATGCTGAGTAAGCGTCTTTGTAAACACTACTGAGCAAAGTGGGAGAGTCCGTAATACAATAATCAACTTGTCCTTCGAGCCTATAAACTTGTCTATTTTGATGTGCAAAGATATAAAGTTGGTCTGATAAGAGTTCAAAGTGTTTCTCCCACACTATTTGTTTTGGAAACTCATTTATAAGTTCAACACTATATCCTTTCTCTTTCATCTTGTAAAAGAGACCTGCTGCCTGTGCGGATTTACCTGAACCCGCTCCTCCAAAGAAATTTATTACAATCATTAATCAATAAATGTAAAATTTTCTGTTTCCCAAAAGTTATATATCATATCATCTAAGTACTCTTGAGGAATAACCATTTCTCCTGTTCTAATATTTTCATACTCGTCATGCCAGTCAAAATCATCTTGGTGATAAGCATCACCGAAAACTTCTTCCATATAGTAAGCAATATCTCCATCATCAAGATACTCTTCATCATAATTAGAAATCCATTCTCCATCAGTATCTCTGTGAGATTCTATATGATAGATTCCTATAAAGTTTCTGAACTCATCTTCAAAAGTCATCTTTAAATATGCTGCTTCGTCATAAGTATCTTGTATATAATGAACAATTGCTTGACACATATCAATTGGTGCACTCCATGCTGAATATCCATTTATATGTCCTAGCTCACATTCTTCTACACAACACCACTTAGCACCAACATTGCTTACATACCAGTTCCAAGAATCAGTAAGGTGTCCTTCTTCATCAAATTTTGGATTTAAGTGTTGCATGAAAGGTTGATGTTCTAGTTCTTTGAATTCTCGTACAGTATATACATCATCACTATTCCACATCTTTCTTTCTACATTTTCTTGCTGAAAAGATTCATTCCATTGTTCCTCTGTTAAGGGCGAGGATACCTCTATATTAAAATATACATGATTTGCCATGTTTTTCTCCTAAGTAAATTGTGGGCCTGAGTACCATTGAACCAGTGAGTATCGCGTACCTTTTGTCACTTTTGTCACTCTGTGCATTAGCATTGAAGGAAATACTATGACTGTGCCTTGTTTGCGAAGTTCATATGTTGGCATACTCAAGTCTTGTGAACCCCAATAGTTTTTCATCTGTAAATCTCCGCCTTCATAATCTTTGGGGTCTGATAGATTAACGGTGATAGACAGCTTTCTGTGTGGAGTATTATTATTTATTGAAACATCTTTATGCCAATTATAAAAATATCCTTTCTTATACTCCGAAAATTGTGCAAGTTCTTTATCAGTAACTGTAAAGTTCCAACCTGCTTCTATATTAGCGAGTCCTACATGAGATTGAAGTAAATTTTCTACTGTGTTTCCTTTTGGAATCCATGCAATATTTGTTTTTCTAAAAGAAGTATGCATTATTTTGTCTTTACTATCAGTGGAGCCATATACTCCTGCTTCATCTAGTTCAAACTTTTTACATATATTTATGATTTCTTCACATAATTCTTTTGGTATTCTTTCGTGTTTGTTATACCAATACGGTGTGTTTAGTACTTGTCTCATTAAATTTTACGCCATGTGTTTTTCTTCTTTTCTTCTGACAGTTCATATAGAAAAGAAGGTTTTGTATTAATATACAACACTCCTGCATATCTTTCATGTGGCAGTGGTGGTACAGGTACTTCAAAAGGAAATGGTATTCCTTTTACCCATACGAGTGTTGCTATGTTCTTTCTTTCGATTTTTTGTATGACTTCATACTTTAAATCTGCTTTTTTACTTTTTTCGTAGATAAAAAACTTTCCATTTGAATCTACATAAAATCTTCCTCTGTGTTTTGTAAGTCCTGAAAAATCATTTATTTGATACTTTAAATCGTATAGATTTTTCATAGGAGTTCTTAGTCGTCTCTCTCCAAGTGTTTCGCCTTCTACATTCTTATCGTCAACTACTGCTCCATCTATCCATAATAATCCATCACGAATAATTGCCTCTTCTGAGTGAACGACATAAACAGGAAATCTAACTTCGTCTAGTTTCATCCTAAGTTTTCGTATTTATCTCTAAATTTACCCATAGAATAATCTTCTCCTATCTCAAAATCACATCCAATCGGACAATCAGGTATTGACATACCTCTATCTGCTTGAACATTTCTTAGTAATATCTCTGAATATTCTTCTATTTTATCTTCTTTGACCTCTGCAAGAATAGAGTCATGAACTAATGCAAATATTCTGCAGTCACTATCAAGTCCCTTTTCTTGTAATTCTTTATGAGTATCAATAGCACCAAGTAAATTAACATCTGAAGCAATTGATTGAACCAAGAAGTTGATTCCTGACCTGACTTCATGTGATGCAATTCCTCTATCTTCGGAAAATACATTAGGAAGTCTACGCTTTCTACCAAAGTGAGAATAGATAAATCCATTATCTTCAATGAATTTTTTCTGGCTATCAAGCCAATGTTTTAAACCTGAGAACTGTCTAAAGTAATCTTTGATAACTTCTGCTGCCTCACTTGTACTAAAATAACTGCCTGAGTCTTTAGTAACTTGTTCACTAATCTTCTTTGGTCCAGCTCCATACATGATTCCAAATGTAACTGCTTTTGCCATTTGCCTTTGTGTGCTGTATAGTTCTGCAACTTCATCTACTTCACAAGGAAGATTGAAGACGAGCTTTGCAATGTTTGAGTGAAAGTTTCCTCCAGATTGGAATACTTGCATGAGTGCTTGGTCGTTTGCAAGCACAGCTGCACAATAAACCTCTGCTGTTGTCAAGTCCATTGCTACTATTTTATTACCTTCTGTAGCTTTGATACAACCTTTTACAATTGGATTATCTCTAGGAATTTGTTGCATATTCATCTTACCACTAGAGGATAATCTTCCTGATGTTGTACCATGCAAGTTAAATCCTGTACGAAGTCTACTATCTTTATCTAGTTGTGGATATATTTTATCAAGATAAGTAGTTTTAATCTTTACTTTTTGTCTTATATCTAATACTAGTTGAGGGACTTCATGTTCTTCTGCTAGTTGTTTAAGAACTTCTGCATCTGTACTGTCTGCTCCTGTTCCTGTCTTTTTACCTGTAGGTGTTAATCCTAGGTAGTCAAACAGTAAAGAACGAAGTTGCATTGTACTATTTGGATTAAAGTCTTTACCTTGTGCTTGTTCAAATTCTTTAATAGCAGGATAAGTATATAACTTTTCTATTGCTTGGTCAATCTCATCTTGCATTAGTACTGTTGCTTTTGAAAGTCTAGTCTTATCAAAAGGAACACCATTGTCTTGTACATCTGTTAAAAAACGACAGCCAGGTATTAGAATATCTTTATATACTCCATATAGTCTATCATTTTTTACTAACGCATTTTCAAATTTCTGGAATAAAAGGAATGTACAAACAGCATCCATTGCTGCGTAGTCTTTCATTATATCAAATGGAATCATGTCCCAAGTGAAACTTCCTTTTAGTATTCCTGTTCTACGACAATATTCATCTATCCAATCATACATTCCTTTTTCATAATCACCATATGGTGTATACTTAAGGGATAGTTGTTTCAATCCATGTGTGCCAGGATTTTCATCTAACATATAATGAAGAAGCATAGTATCTTCAAATCTTGGAAACTTGAATCCAAAATGATATTCAAAGAAAGCTAAGTCAAACTTAGCATTATGAAATACCACCCGTTTTTTAGTGAATAGTTCTTGTAGAAGTTTTTCTGATTCTTCATCTAAGCAATCAGTGTCTATGTAAGACCCATGTTCAGGTTCATATGAAATACTAAGACCAAGCATATATCCATCACGAGGATATAATCCTGTTGTCTCAGAGTCAAGTGATATGAAATCATAGGGTGCATCTATTGCAGCCTGAATGAACTCATTAGCTGATTCTGTATCTCTAATCCCATAACATTTATCTTCTTCTAGTTTTTGTTGTTTTAGTTCTCCTTTAATATATTTCACAATATTAGTACGGGATTCTTCCCAAGTCTTTTTAGCTTCTGGCTTAAAAGCTAACATTGCTGGATTAATAACAGGTAAGAACTTGTCATCGACCACTCTGCCACTGTATTCTGTGACTGAGTTTTGTTTTGTAAAGAACTTTAAACACTCTGAACCAACAAGTACTATCCAATCATAATCATCAATATTTATTTCTATATCACAATCTCGTTTTAGTACTTTCTTTATTGTTGGGTCTGAGCATAGTTCATACTTATCAAATTGAAATTCGTTATTAAATAATTGTACATAGTCATTACGACTAGGTTTATTTTCTACTAATGCTACTTTAGTCATATAATTGTTCCTTTAAATCTTTTACTTTGTTATATTGTAATTCCCCTGCGTCACCTAAACTCATAGGTATTTTTATGTTTTTATGTAATATTTCTGCAATATCACACATTTCTCCTAACTTAACAGCAGCTTCTTGCCCTGCCTCGTCTGGGTCAAATAGAATATCTACTTGAGTAACTCCTTGCATTTTTAGTAGTTTCAGTTTTTCAACATCTATGTTTCTTGTTCCAAAACAACACATTGCATTTTCTAGTCCTTTGTCATGTAAATTTATCATATCAAATATACCTTCAACTAAGATAACTCTACCTTTGATAGGGCGGACTCGAGCAGGAAAAAGAGGCAGCACCGCTTTAGGGGGATGTATTATGTATTTGGGAACATCAGTTGGGGACTGAGTTCTACAATTAAATGCTACTATTCTTCCTGTCAAGTCCTTGATTGGAAAAGATATTCTATTTGTAAATGGTTTATCTGGGTGTAGAAATGCTCCAAATAACTTATATGTTTCTGGTGTAATTCCTCTCCAGTTGCCTACATAAGGCATAAAGTTCTTTGGCATCTTCAAACCAACAGAAGATGACCTTTTTTCATCTATTTTTCTTCTGACTTTCTCTCTGCGTATATCTAATGGATTTGACGGTGCGTCAAAATGATTAAATATATTGCCTTTAAAACCACAAGAAAAACAGTTGTAAACACCTGTTATTCTATCAATCCTCATACTTGGATTGTTATCATCATGCTCAGGATTTAGACATGATACTATTGCATCTGCAGGAGACAGCTTAAAGGGTATCTTTCTTTCTTGTAGCAGCTCTTCCACTGTCATCTTTTATCTCCTTTAGTATTTCTTTTACTTTCTTGATTTCTTCTAGTATTTCAGTAAGTATTGTTTTAATATGACTATTTGTTGGGTGCATTGTGTTTCCACTCCAACGTATCTCCGATTTCTTCAAACTCTGTCATTAGTGTTCCTTTACTATCTTTATCATAATCATAGTATCTACTCTTCCAAGCTAACTCTACCATTTGAAACCAGATAGCAATTGCTTTATCTCTGAACTCTTTTTCACTCCATAAATAAAATAGATTCCACCACTCTTTATCAAAGCGATGAACTTCTACAGTGATAGTCTTAAACATAAAACCATCGGGGTGTCCTTTAACTAATGACCAAAGTGCCCTCATTCTTTGACTACCTGCAATCGGATAGTAGTTAGGCATAGTTAATATAGGATTCATCAATCCATCTTTTTCTATGCTATCAAGTAGTTTTGTATTTAAGGGCACTCGTTCGATATTTTCATATATCTTCTTTTGGTTTAGTAAAAACTTCACAGACCTTTTTTCCACCGTAAAAGGTGGTATATTAACTAACTCTGCTGTTTCTTTACTAATTCTATCTGCTGCCACGTCTTTGCTTTCTCCATATTCCGTGTCTACGTCTTTTTTCAATTTCCATTCTTATCATGTAAGTTCTAATTAGTGCTACTATTGTAAAAATAAAAGTAGTTACAAGTGATATAAGAAATGCACTTGTCCACTGCCATTGTTCTATGAATAGCCAAAGCAAAAAAGTTTGCAATGGAAAGTTGATTAATAGAGCAGCACCGACCTGTATTACTGACTCTTTAAGAGCCGCCTTTTCTGTCTTTGTCAATTTTATTCTCCATTTCATCAAATAATTGTTCTTCATGTTCAGATTCATACATCTTTCTAAAATCCTCTAGTGAAAGGATTAATCTGACCTTTAGTATACCGCTGTCTATTGTTTTTAGTTTTTCAATGTACTTAGCGTATGCTTGTAATAATTGTTCTTCTGTATATAAAACCATTAAAATAATTTACTGTTTATCCAAAAAGCACCGAGCATACCAAAAAACATAACAGCCTGTATTATTGTAGCGTATACTATTTGTTTCATCGGATGTATCTCAGTTAGTTTTTCCATCAGTTCCTCAGATGTCATCTACGCCTTCTCCTGTTTTCATACTTGTTTCTAAAGCTTCTCGCTCCTTGGGGTTAATTGCTGACTGGGGTCCGATTTTCAGAGTCTCCCAATCTACTACACTTGTAAAACTTTCCATACGATTACTTCTCATCTTCGTACAATTAAAAGTCATACAGTTATCTTGTTGCTCCCATGTCTCGAGAGCATATGCCGCATCAGCAGCATCTAGTATACCTTTTGCAAATCTAGCTTCACCACTAGCATCTGTTTGGTATGGTGCAAAGAATAGTGTTTCATATTCTTGTGCATATAATTTCATTTTCTTACTGACTTCAATCTGCTCAGTCCAATCATACTGCCCTGCACGACTAGGTGCGTTGTGGCGGCGAACTTGGTTTAGATAGTCAACTATAACTACTCCTACATCTAATTGATTAATCTTTTTATCTAACTCGGATTGAATCTTAGAGAGTGTAAGAGCAGGGTCGTAAATCACATCGAGTTGTTTCTCTTTGTGCAAAGGAAGTTTAGTCAACTTCTTGTGAAAATCCTCAAAGTCATGAGTTTTTTCAAACTCTGGTAATAAGTCATGTCCACCGTCGAAGCGACCTGCCCACCATCCGCCAACTAAGTTCCACTCTTCAGCGGACAGCATCTTGCTCCTTAGTCGTCTCAATGGTATCTTTGTGGCAATAGAACAAATCCTTTGTAGAATTTGTCTACTATCCATTTCGATTGTAAAATACAAAGCACTTCTTCCTTGTTCGTAAACATTCGCTGCGAGGTTACAACAAGTAAGAGATTTACCTGCACCTCGTCTGCCACCAACAAGCACTAAGTCTTTGGGAGAGAACTGAATTTGTGAGTCATACTCACTATTAAGTCCTAAGGGTAAGTAACGAGATAGTTCTGTGTCATCCTCGAAAAGAGATATGCTCTGCATACTTTCTTCGGGTGGTTTGACATCTACCTTGTCACTTACTCTTAAAACTATTTCTTGTAGTTGTTCTATATTTTCTTCGGCACTTGCCATTGCAACTGTATTATCTATGTACCTATCAAGTTCATCTAATATTTCTACTTGTGCATATTCATTTTTTAAATAGTCAAGTAAAAGCCAAGCGTCAACCTCGACTTCAACTGATTCGATTGCAAATATTTTTTCTTGTAGTTGCCTGTCTCGAACTTCATATGACAGGTCTTCGAATTTAGGAAGGTCTTGATAATTATCTATGTGTTTATCAAGAATGTGAAATATCGGCTGGTACTCGCCAGGTAGGTAATGTTCTTTTAACTTAGCCCATGTGTCTAAGTCTTTTTGAACGATAATTTGTTTTAGTAATGCAGACGCAATATTCAAGACACTCTCCCAAGTAAAATATACAACAAAAAGTAGGGGAGAAAACCTCCCCTACGAGATAAAATCAAAATAGGTTAATTAACCGATTTCTTTTTTAGCTGCTCCGTTGTAGTCTGAACATTGTAGACCACGTCTTGTTAGCATAGTTTTTACACCTCTAACAGTTTTGCCAATCTCGTCAGCAATTTCTTCAACTGTCATTCCAGTGATATCTAAGTTAGCAAGTACGTCTGTTTTGCTTGAGCCTTTAGTTTCTTTCTGCTTAGGAATAGCATTGATGTCGCCACTTCTTAATAGAGAAAGAGCTTTACCTCTGATTGAGTTAACGCTTTTGCCAAGAGCTTCTGCGATTTCCTCAACAAAAGAACCACCGTTAACCATCTCAACGAATGTTCCTTCTTCTTCAGGAGTATAAGTTCTAACTGTTTCTACTTTAGGAGCTGGTTTAACATGCTCTGTAAGTTCCATAGAAAGGATTTTACCTTGAATTGACTTAGCTGAAAATGCTCCGCCTTCAAAGTGTGATGCAATTTCTGCATATGTATAGTTGCCACTGTTGTCAGTAACAAATGCTTGTAGAGTTGCTTCTTGCTCGTCTGAGAAAGACTTAGAAGCAGATGCTGAAGCTAATTCAACATCAAAACCCATTTTTCTTAGCTTTGAAGAGACACTTCTTGTTGAAGTTTCTAATTCGTCAGCTGCGTTAGCAACTGTAGCTTGAGAGATAGGGCTTTCTGAACCAACAAAATCTACTAATTGTTGAGTTCTTTCATCTGTCCATTTTGGTAATGCCATTTTTTAGTCCTCTAAAATTTGTTTTATGTTATTAAATATTGTTATACCCATTTGTTCTGCCTTCTTAGTTTTTGAACTTTCTATACCACTTTCATTCAATAGTATAGTAACATCTTTTGTAAGATTGCTTTTTACAACATAACCGTATTTTTCTAATACTTGTTGTGCGGCTGCTTTAGTTGGATAACTTTTAAGTTTACCTGATATACAAACTGTTCCCTTTGTGTTAGATTGACTAACCTCTTGTTTTTTACAAGTAAAAGAAAAGGGTAAGTTATGGTAGCCGTGAAAGTGAAAAGTGTTCACTAACCAATCGACAAGATTCGACGCCGCTTTCTGACCCAGACCTGCTTCGGTACATATCTCTGGGGTTATCTCAGATAGTGCTGAGATGTGTTTTGCTAATTTATTTGAAGCACTTGTGCCTATCAGCGGTATCGAAAAAGCTGGAAGAAGAGTGATTAGGTCAACGCCTTTTGATTTCTCTATTTCTGCGTGTAGCTTTGTACCTAATTTCTCAGAATCCAGTAAAAAAGATATTTCTTCTTGGGATAATGAATAAATATCATGATAATCTTCTAGACCTAGTCTAGCAATGGTTGCTGGACCAAGTCCTTTGATTTTAAGTGTTTTAGCGAAGTGTTCTAGTTTCTTCGCTGATTGTGCGGGACAAAGATTGTTCTTGCAAAATAGTTGGTCGTTTACAAACTCCAACACGCTTGAACATGCTGGACAGTTTGTTGGCGGTACTATCTTCTTCAATGTTTGTCTTTCTCCCAATTAATGATAATATTATACAAACTTTTTAACCAAAAGTCAAGTTTTATTTTTTGGAAAGTGGGATAATATTTTAGAATCAATTTTGAAACACTCTGTATGCCCACCAAATTTTTGGCTTGGGGCATAACTATCATGCTCATACTTTTTGTGCAACTCCTGTTCGTATTTCCAGCAGTTGTAGATGGTGTCATGGTATGTTCGTTGAATACGCAACTCATACCCTTTAAAACCACGACTTCTTTTGATAACGTGACGCCAGTCCTTGCCACTAGCGATTCCAACCTTGATGCACTCGCGCTCAAAGGTTCTTGTGTTTACTAATATCACTCCATACAATACACCCTCACGTTCTTTTTCATGAGGATGATTATTAAAGTAGGTTTGGTTATAAACTCCAGACAACTCTTTCTTCCAATGCGAATTGACAGCCTTGAACATAATCTCTATCTTCTTCATCCATAATTCCCCAACAATATGTTATTCTATCTAAGAATTCCTCTACTGTCTTTGGGTCTTTTATGTGCATATTTCTTTCCATCATTTGTTGCAAAATCTGCATACGAAGTTCTAGTTTTTCTCTTAGTTTGTTTTGGGTTGCCATTTATTACAAGTTTCTTCTGAAAGTACAAGTGCTGTATGATTAGATACTCTGCACCAACCTTCGCTTAGTTTTGGTGTGATATTGTGAATAGGGTCATAAAATTTACACTCTCCACAAGGGTTAGGTGGGAGTGGAAATGCTCTACGCTTTTTAAACTTTTTCACTTTTATTTATAGATTCAAGATAGAACTTTCTATCTTTGATTGCTTTTTTAACTATTTTGACCTGTTCATCCATAGTCATTGGACCGATATCTTTATCTGTCCTTACACATAGTTTTATTGTTGAATTAAACTTCCTCAATCTTCTTGATTCCTAGAGTATAATTCTCTGCTGCATTCTCTGCATATAACTCGTTATGGTTCTCATATACTTCTGTTTTTATTAGTTTGTCTCCCATATAATAGTCGACTCCATAATTACCTTTTGAGTTTTTAAAAACTTCTCCCATAACTCCGTCTCCAAGAAAGACTGATAAGTCTACTTTGCCTGTTTTACTCAGGACTTCTTCTTGTGTGCATGTGCAATCCATTCTAGGTTTACCACATGCTCCACATTCCATTGCTAGATACATTAATCTACCCTCGCTACTACTTGGGGTATAATTTCCCCTGCTCTTATAACTTCAACATTACAACCTATTTCAAGGTCTAGTGCTTCTATCACTGAAATGTTATGTAATGTTGCTCTCGAAACTGTTGCTTCTCCTATAACACAAGGCTCTAGTATTGCTACTGGTGATACCGCACCAGACTTACCTACTTGCCATATAACGTCAAGTAGTTTTGTTACTACTCCTTTTTGTTTTACTTTCTTTGCAAAAGCACCTCGAGGGTGGTGAGAAGTATAACCAAGTGTTTCAAAGTAATTATTATCAATTACTCTCCATACATCTCCGTCTTGTGGAAACATAGGATAATTACTATCAATGGCAGTTTCAAAACCCCAAGTTGATAGTTTTTCTAAATCTTCTATATAGTTATCTGTAATATATGGTTGAACACCATAAGCAATGAATGTTAAATCTCTTTCTTTAAATTCTTCTATGTCTTTTAGGTTAAGTGCACCTGATGCGTAATTTCTAGCATTTTCTATGGAAGACGGTGCGACTACTTCTCCTGTAATCTGCATTATTTTTGTTTCATTTGGCTCATCAATAAAGAAACCACATGGTGCAAGAAACTTCATCTTGTCTGTAATATCAAGACCTTCTTTTCCATCGCCTCTTGTGAGAGCAAGTGTCAGTTCTCCACGAACATATTGTAGACTTACTGCAGCACCATCAAGCTTAGGGGTTACTACTATTGGTTGGTCTCTATCATAGTTCGGATGTTCCTCGCCTTGATAAACTTTCTGTAAAGAATACATAGGAAATGCATGAGGATATCTGATTGACCGAGGGTCATGTTCATGTCCTACACTATTCCTAACACTGATTCTAACATCATTGAATACATCAAGTTGCGATTCAAGTCTATCATAGACTTCGTCTGACATAAAAGGTTTACCATTATAGTACGCCATTTTTGCTTGTTTAATTAATGCTTCCAAATTTTTCATAAATATATTATACTAAATTTATCAGGTTATGTCAAGAACTATTTTTTATAAGTAGATTTCATCTAGCACATCTTTAAATTCTTTTTCTAGTATGTTCTTACTTTCTGCTAAAGATAATATTTCTACTAGTCCTTCAAATAGACTTCTTGTGTTATCAAAGTCTATGGGCATTGTTATTCCGTCTTTTGAAGGTTGCCACTCTTCTTCAAAATCTAAATAATATTTTCTAAGGGATATATACTCTACACTTCTAAAAGTAGAAACAACAAGCCTGACTTGCTCATGCTCAGTTTCTTGTATTACTTTCTCGTAGATTGAGGGAGCGTTAAGGTCTATCATTCTTAATCACTCGGTTGAGAGGTACTATACTCGTTACATTTTCGGGTACAAGAATCCTGTAGGAATCTGTATCCCAGCAAAATAGTAACACTGTTTTATTACCTTCTTTTGCTCTATTTCTTTTCTGTCGAATATATTCTGTAGAAAAGTCTCTAGTGCAAACATTGTATTTTAATTTTCTTGAGTTTTGACTTCTGTATGTGATAATAGCATCACCAGCTTCGTCGAGTCTCTTTTTAAGCTCTTCTTTTTGCATTTTTCCTCCAATTTAGTCTAACAAAAACTCTTTTGTATTGCTAAATTGCAGAGGTCACTTCTGTGAGATGCAAAAAACCAAGGCAGAAAGGAACTGCCTTGGTTGAAAAATTAAATGATTAGTTGTTTAAATTTTCTACGATACTAGCAAAGTAGTTAGCTGCCTTACCAGTTAGCTTAGAAATGATTGCTTCATCAACTTCTTGACCTGCATCACCTAACACTGAAGTAAGTTTAGCTTGTGCGTCTGCTACAGAAACTCTACCACCACCAGTTGAGCCACTTGAGGACTTAGCTGCTGGAGTCTTTCTTACATAAACGCCTGCTTTTGTTAATATCATGCGAACCCCGTTTGGAGATTCTCCAAGTTCATCAGCGATGTCCTTGACTATCTCCATTGATGTTTCAGGTGTAGGTTCAGCTTCCTGATACATTTCAACTGCTTGTTGTTTGCTTTCATCTGTCCAAGCCATTTTTCGTTTTCTCCTAAATTTACCAAAGGTTTGTTCAAATTGGTCAAATGAGAATGTGTTACGATAGCCAGGTGCCCAACCTACTGATTGAATCATCTCGCTATAAAATCTATCACTCATATTGACTTCTTTCTAAATATAATAATATTATATAAAAAGTAAAACCAATTGTCAAGAATTATTTTTCGGTAACTAATAAGACTACCTAGGATGGAAAATGCTTCTTGATTGTTTCTATCTTTTCTTCGGCTGCAGCAATTTTTTCAACTTGTGTCTCCACTGCTTCTACTACTTCTGGATGCTCTCCAATCCCTGCGGAATTTCTTGTATAGACCATGATGTTAGCTTTGGCAACTGCAACTTCACCTTCTAATTTTTTAATTAATGCGTCTAATAAATAATTCATTTTTTCCTCTTGGTTTCCCAATCTTCTATTGCTTTTTTAATGGCGTCTTCTGCAAGTACGCTACAATGTATTTTAATTGGAGGTAAGTCTAGCGCTTCAGCTATATCTCTGTCTTTTATTTCTTTAGCCTCTTCTATTGTTAAGCCTTGCAACATATCAACAAACATGGAAGAAGATGCAATCGCACTTCCACATCCATAAGTTTTAAACTTAACACCTAGGATTCTATTATTGCCTGGGTCTATTCTTAGTTGTAGTTTCATTACATCCCCACATGATGGAGCACCAGTCATTCCTGTTGCTACTGTAGGGTCGTTAGGGTCAAATCTTCCCACTGAAAATTGTTTTGGTGAATTTAATACACCTTCAAATCTATCTACTACTTCTTTACTGTATGCCATTGTTTTTAATTCCTAAAGCACCTTTGACAAATCCTGATGTAAAATTTTCTAATTTACTTGGTACAATTAATGCTAGAGCATATATAGGTAAAGTTAGTGTAAAAATAAATATACAAACTATACTTGATATGATTGGTCTAGTAACCATTATATTGTCTGGTGCTACCTTTGCTATCAATTTGTATGCAGGTATCCATATTTTCCATACGGCTAACATTACTCCTGCTATCCAAAATGCTAAAACATATTCCATTATAAATACTCATTTAAGTGTTTTAAACTTCCTAAATCATGTGCAAGACGACTTGCGCCTCTTCCTGCATTAGTGATTGTTCCGAAGTATGGCGATTCACACTCTGCCATTTCGATTTCATGAACATAGTACATTCTACTTCCATACTTTTGTTCATAGTTTGTTTGATGGTTGCCTAGTTCTCTTTTTACTATTGCAATGCAGTTTCCTTTTATTGACCAAACTCTTTCTTCTTCATCGAAGGTTTCTGCTACACATTGTTCTGGTAGCATAGCTAATCTGATGCCTTCGTAGTCTGTTGTTGCCAACTTTTGTGGAATACCTAATCGTTCTATAACTGCTTTTATAAAAGCTGGTGAACGATATAATGCTTTTGCAATATCAGAAATATTCTGACCATCTAGGTAATAAGTCACAATGCTTTTCTTCTCAGCTTCTGTGACTCCCTTTCCTTTGTTCTGTGCTTTTCTTAACTCACGATATCTTACTGTTTCTTCGTATTCTTCTATAAGTTTATTTAATCGTGTAGTATTATAACTAATATTCAGTATGCTACATGCTTCTTTCTTTGTTATTGGTTTATCTGCTCTAAGCAAATCAATTACATGCTGAAGATTAGAATCTGTTAAATTTTCGTGTTTTTTACTTCTTACTGCCAATGTCGTTTCCTAATAAAATTATTGCATAGTGAATGATTTTTAATAAATCATCTTCGTTTCTACCTTGTTTTTTACCATATCTTTGTGCATATTTGATAATGTTTCCAATACAGAAACCTTCTCCATGTTCTGCATCAAATATAAATTCTGTTGATTGTATTTTATTCATACTGTAATGAGCATCATAGGTTTTTAAAATATGATTGTTTACCATATTTATTACTTTATCTTCATTAAATTTATACTTAGTCTTGCTCATTTTGCTGTAATCCTTTTTTCGTAGTCAGCATAATCTTCGTTCCACCAATCAGGTTTATCACGATGTGACCATGCTGCAAATGTTGCTTTGTCCAAATGGTAGTAATCACGATAACTTTGTATCGGATTGTCATAATCTTTTAGTTCATCTGGCATTGCCAGTCCAAAAGTAGTGAATCCTTTTCTTGGCATATTTACTGGGTCTGGTAGTTTGTTTACTACTTCCATAACTGACTTGTGTAGTTTGCCATATCGATAGTGGTACTCGTCATTCAATGCATTTGCATAACAATGTACCCACTCGTGATTATCCAATGATTCCCTTGCCCAGATTGTGCAGGGATGATTGTACATCATTGGAAGGTAGGGGATGGGTCGTTCCTCTAGAGGTAAGTGTTTAATTTGTGCTTTCTCTTTGTTTAGAACCTCTCGCTCTTCTGCATTGAGTGCTCGAGGAACAAATCCCAAAAGTTTATCTATCCAAATAGATGTGCAAAGTATTTGAGCAGCTTCTAGCGGCATCTTAACAATATGCTTGTCAACATGATACTGTGCTGCTTTGTCTAAGTCCTCGTCAAGATAAAATAAGTTCATCTATCTCTCCCAGCACTTATAGCCTTTACAATCCTTCATCTTCGTACCAAATGATTTACAGTACGGACAAGGTCTATCTTCTTCGAAAGGCTTTGGTGTAATTTTCTTTAGTTCCTTGAATTTTTTCATAACCTATATTATACTAAATCTACAAGGATATGTCAAGAACTATTTTTTATTACTTACCACCAAATGCTTTGCCTGCCTCGCTAATACCAAATGCACCAAGCGTTACTACAACGAATGATGTGTAAATGGTATCTGAAATTACCAAGTCCTGTCCCATAAATGCAGTGACTAGGTCACAGATACCAAAGACTGTCATTAGACCAAAAGAAATAAATCCGATTATTGATTTTTCATTTATGTCATTATCGTCTAAAAATAAATCCACAAACTTTCTTTTAGGTGGTTCTAATTGATTTTTTGCTGCCTTTGCCTCATCTTTTAAGGCTTTAATAGTATCTTCTGCATCATCTAGTTTATCGACTAGACGCATGTATTTATCAAGGTCTATTTGAACTTCATTACGGCTATCGACTGTTTCTGCCATTATTTATCCTTTGCTTTACCGACATTAAGGGCAAACCAGTCTAGTACTTTATATAGCTTCTTCATCCAACCATCATCAATTGGTGTTGGTGTGAGTGCTGCGATAAGTGAACATACCATCACAATAGTTGGTACGACAGCTATCCATGCTTGAAGCCATTGAAAGAAACCTAATAACATTCGTTCTCTCCTACTCTCTCGAGCCTTTCCTAAAAATTAGGAATTATATGCTTGTATTGTCGAAAGGCGAAGGTCTTCCCACCTTTCTTCATCTAAGCGATAAACCAGAATTGCATCAGATGATGACTGGTTTATTCTTACAGGGGTTAGATTCTCCTGTAATGTACAAGGAATATTATAATTATTCCCCGATTTTAAACTCGTGAATGATATTTCCACTACTCCTTCTTGTAGTGCTTTCTTTAATTTGTCAAAGTTTATCATATTAGATAATCTTTTCTTTCTCTTTTTGCTGTGTGTAATTTTCCTGAAACGGAATGATATGGTTGTGTGATTCCCTTTGTTCCCTCTGTTCCCCATACCAGTAAACTAAATATACAAATAATACTTGGTACTATTAATGCCAATAATATTACTGCATCCATTTTGTTTACTCCTAAAGCTAATTATAATTTGTTGCTTTACCTTCTTGTAATACTAGGTCTACTGCGTGAGCCCAGTTGATATCATCTACAAATATACACTGTACTGCGTCATATTCGAGATTCTTCAAAGCTGTAAGCCTTTGGTTACCTGCATAACAAATGAAAGGTATTTTTTCATCTCTTTCTTGGACTAAATCTTTACCTATTCTATGAGCACACATATCATAATTATGTTGTGTATTACTAAGAAGTAGTAAAGGTGTTTTTAATCCTGTTTCTGTTGGATTATACTTTAATGGTATATCCTTTTCAAGCATAAGTATTTTATCGAGTGGCACCATTGATGTGGCGTACTCTGATGTTTCTAATCTATCATTAGTAAATAAATATGCTTGTACTTTTTCTACTGGGGACTCAATTGTCCTCATTATGGTACTCAATACCTAATTTCTCCTCTATATTTTTAAATCTTTGTGTAATAACTTCCCAACTATCAAACTCACATAAGTCTTTAGCTGGGTGCGAATCTTCCTCTAGTGTTACTACTCTATCCTCTAATTCTTCTAGCCATTCTTCATTTTCTTCAAAACGACCTTGAACTACAGGATTTTTCTCAAAGAACTTTGAGCCTTTCATCATGACTCTGTAGTCTAACATCATGTTAAACCACACTTTTATTTTATTAATCATTTTTATCAGATACTTCCATCATTAATAAAGTAATCCATATTAATAGTAAAAAGAATCCTACATGATTATTTAAAACTGTTAACAATGGTTTTAAAAATTCAAAACCTAATAGAACTGATGATACAGCTAATAATCCAAATATTCCTGTGAATAATTTTAGTAAAAAATCTATTAACTTCATTATTCTGTATCAGATGTTGTAATTTCTCTATAATATACTACAACATCTTTAAGTTCTGTAATATATCTTTTTAATTCTTGCATATTGTATGCCATTGTTTCATAATCTGGAATAGTCATAGCAAGAAAGACTAATTCTCCTTCTTGTTCTTCAATTATTTTAAACTGTTCTTCAAAGTTTTCTGGCGTAATAGTTAGCCACCTAACTTCTCTTAAATCTATTTCCCTTGGCATGACAGGTTGAACTATTGTTCTCTCTATCGGCTTACTACTAACCTCTACTAGCTTAGTCGGAATTA